CAGAAATAGTTTCTGCTAATGTAGTACCAGCTAATGTTAAAGCTCCTGAAATATCTACTGCACCATTTATATCTATTGTAGTTGCAGCTAGTTGTATTTCTGTATCAGCTACTATATCTAGTTGCCCATCAGCACTAGAGTTAATATATATTGCTGTATCTCTAAACTGTAGTTTTTCTGTACTATCTATTAATATGTCATCAGAAAACTTAAAGTAGTCTTCATCTTCCATCCATGTTAATACACCATCAGTTGTTGCTCCATTAAATGTAATAGCTATATCAGTATTTTCATTTTTACCTATTGTTACTGTATTACTATACAATACTGATATAGGAGCACCATTAGCTGCTGTAGTACCATCATGGTTATGTCCAGTACTTGCATGAAATGCATTTACTAATTGGTTAAATTCATCATTGAACAAAGCAGCAGTTATGCTGTCTCCATCACTAAACGAACTTTGTCTTGTATATCCTGCCATTTTTATCTCCTGCCAGATGGTATGTAATCAACATACAATCCATTAATTTTGTAAGGTGCTTTTGTATCACTACTTAAAATTGTAAAACTGTTACTTGTACCACTACCTTGTAATGGTATTCTTACCATTGGGTTTGATGTTGCACCAAAAACATTTGACCCAAAAACTGCTTCTCCAAATACTGCAGATGGATTTACTGTACCAAAACTAAAATTGTTTGTATGTTGTGGTATCTCAGTATTTGAATATTCAAATTTAACTTGAAGCTCTGGTGTTACAATACCCTCTGCTCCAATAGAAACCTTACAATAATGTAAAGTTTTTAATGTTCCTAAATCACCATAATCATAATCTGGTGTTTTATATCTAGCAATAATCGCACCACCATCAAAGTTATTACCATCATCATGTAAGTATATATAACCTGATTTAGAACCATGATAGTATCTTTCTACTTCTGTGGCATCAAAATCTGCACCTATTGCTGTAACTTCTAATCCTTTTGTCTCAGACCATTCAAATCCTTTTGGTCTAAGTGTTCCTATAATACCTCTTTGTGCATTCTCTGATGCACCTAAATTTGTATAAAATAACCTGTATTGTGACTTTTCTCTGATAACAGTACTTGTTATTTGATACAGATTTATGTTTTGAGCTAGTGTAGTTATTATAGGTTGTATCTGTTTACTAACAGTTCCTAACTCAACATCCCCGATTCTCGCTGTACCAGCAATCGTTCTTATACCATCTGGTGCTAAAAATACTAGGTCACCAGCAATCTCTTGAATACTATAACCACTTAAACATCCAACACTTTCAGCGATAGGAACTACTGCTGTTGTACTTGCAGTATTTATATTTATAAGTTTGTGTATACTATTTTTACAAAATATAAATAAGTCAGCCCTAAAAGATGCTACTCCTACTATTTGGTCTGTTAAAGTTATAGCACCTGAACCTGTACCACTAAAGTCTGTAGGGTCTAATAATGCACTATAATAAACAGTACTTAAATTATCTTCAACACCTGCAGCTATTAAGTGTCTATCATGGTGCGTAATAAACTGTACACCTTTAGTTCCACTTACAGTTATTTCTTCTGAAAAAAATGTTCTAGATGCTATTGCTCCAGAACCTTCCATTCTAAAACTATAAGGTTTATTATTTTCATCAGCTATTACTATTTGACCATGTTCATAGTTTGGTCCTTCAAATAATGCAAACTGTACTTGCCCTTGATTTGTTCTAGTTAATAAACTTCTACCAGTAAATGCAGTATGATTGTCTCCACTACTTGATACTGAACTTCTATTTATTTGTAACCAATTTACTCCATCATTACTAAAATATATGTTAGTACTTGCACAAACTATAACTCCATCTGCATAAGGTATTATACCTTGTATAGTTGAAGTAGTACCTGTTGGTAATGTAGCATTAGCTCCACCATATTTTGAAAATCCATTTATTCTTCTATATCCACCTTCTACAGATATTTCAAAATTTTGTAGTTCAATAGCTGAACCGGGAGTTCTTAATAAATCTATTTGGTTAGATGCTGTTACTAAACCTCCCTCACAAGCTACTGTATATGGTTGAGCTCTTGCCACTAAAAGTATCTCCTATCATCTGTCATATACTTAGGTTGAGGATTAAGTAAGTTAGACTTCATATTTCTCATTGCTTTTTTATAATCATCTAATGCAAAAGCTGCTTGTTGTGGGCTTTCTTTAAACTGCCACACATAATATCTAACTCTTGCAGTTATAACATTACTATATTGCTCTGGTAAAATTATTGTATCTCCATGTGCTGATAAAGCTGTTGGTCTGTTATATGCATAAAAATGTACATTATAAACTTTGTCAGGTATAGGACTTAAACCAAATTTCCTATTATCAGTACTTCTAATGACACGGATAGGCTCTGCATGTTGTGAATCTGCATCATCTGCATTTTCATTATCTCTATAATATCTCCTCCAATCAGCTAGTGTAACAAACTTTAATCCTTTAGAAACATATGGAGATGTCTCCCCACTCACATTAATAGTTGTAAGATAAAAGTCATCCCAATCTATTGAGCCATAGTCTGTAGTTATATCAGAACTATCTGCTTTAATTGTATACCATCTTTGTCCTGCTACAGTAGCTACAGTTACATTACCATAAAATGGGTCAGTTCCTCCACTAGGAGCAGTAGCAAAGAAAGGTAATTGAGGTTCCTCATTTGCTATATCAAAGATAGCTTTGTTTACAGCATCTTTTACAAATTTTTGAAAACCTAAAGCATCTGCAAAGTTAGCAGAAGTTAGAGGTATTTCATTTAACTCTCTTAAAATTTCATTTGTTATATTTAGATATGTAGTAGCCATTATTTTTTATGTACTTTTTGTACTGCAAAGTTTGCCATTAAACTTGCACCTTTGTGTTTAACAAACTTTCCAGAGTGTTTCATTAGCTTAAAGCTACCATTCTTCTGTTTCATCCAATGATAGCCTTTAGGTGCTTTAACTTTCATACTAGCAAGGTTTAGCTTTAGGCATAGCGTTTGCCATACCACCTTTACCATAAGCTTTTCTAGGTGAGCCACCATGACCTAATTTCATTTTAGGTTGCATAGTTGCTGTTTTATTAGCCATGACTTCGCCACCACCATATTTACCAGCTCTTCTAGCTTTTCTTCTTGCTTGTCTTCTAGCTCTACCTTTAGCCATAGAATTACTTATACCATCAACTGCTTTACCAACTAATTTTCGTTTAGCAGCAGCAACTTCAGACTGTCCTCCAGTAGCTCCAGCTAGTAAAATTCTTCCAGCTAACTTAGCCTTTTCTTTTCTTGTTCTTGCCATTTTTTCTCCTTTATTTTAAAAGTGGAGGAGTCCTAAGACTCCCCCGAATTGTTATTAGTCGATAACATAGAATGCACCGATTAGAGCTTCTTCTCTTAAGACTTTACAGCCATAAACATGAAGACCTCTCACAATGTCACCAAACGATGTTGGGTCTCTCAACACTTCTGTTGAAAGAATTGTGTTTGCAGTTGCAGTTGAACTCATATGTCCAGCTAACACTTTACCAGTTGCATTTGAAGTTGCAGCGATATTGTTAGATTTGTACATATCAAATCCTCTAAGTTTTCCACTTGATACTAATCCATTTCTTATAGAACCTTGACCAGCATTAAAATCTACTGAAAGTAGTTTTGAACCTGATTGACCAAGTTGCTCATAGAAATCTGGTCCAGCTAAGAACCATCTTCCTTCTTCTGGAACATTTTGTTCATCAAGTTTTCTAGCCATTCTAGCCATAAGGTCTAGTGCATCTACACCAGTTCCATCTGAACCTAACAAGTCAACAGAGTTTGTTGCGTGTGCCATAGTTGCATCAGCAGTAGCTGAGTCAGAACCTATGATGTGGTCAGGTGAACTAGCTGATAAACCAGCAAACATTTTAGCAATAACAGCAGCATCATATGAATCTTTAAGAGCATATGCAGCACTT